TACAGGCTTATTAAAATCTATACCACTCGCTGCGGGCTGCCCTGCTGATTTTAATGTTATGCCAAGCTCTTGTTTTAATTCTTTGATTTTTATTTTTGTTGCTGAAATTTGCTTGTCTAACTCTGCAAGATTGCCAAAGTTAGCTTTTGTAAAATCTCTGCGAGCATTTAAATCTGCCAGTTTAGCAATTTCTCTTTGTGTCTCTAATTGTTTTAATGCAAATGCTGGATTGCTTGAGCTTCTAGCATCCGTTAAAGGCTGGCTTAAATTACCTAAAGTAAAGAACCTTATTTTTTCAAAAGTCGTGCCATCATTTAAAACTAATTGCGCGGCTTTTAAGTAATCAGCAAAACTAGCCAAAGCGCCATTTACAAAGTTAGAAAACCCTGTCGTGTTGTTAAACGCACCCAAAAAGGCTGTCGCTTCATTTTTTAAAACTTCAAAAGAGCCTGCAATTGTTTGTACTTGCGTAGCTTGCTCTCTAAACTTTTTAAGCAATTCATCATCGCCAAAAGCTTTAAGCAACACATCGCTTGTGATTTTACCTTCACTAGCAAGCTCTCGAAGTTTGCCTACAGGCACGCCGATAGACTCTGCTAAAACTCGCATTAATGCGGGCGCGGCTTCATTGACAGCATTAAACTCTTCACCACGCAATACACCACTCGCAAATGCTTGAGATAATTGCAGTATGGCACTTGATGTTTCTGTTGCTGTTGCCCCTGATAATTTAAGCGCTAAAGCTACGTTTTCTGTAATATCGGCAGTTTCTTTTTGAGACGCGCCTAAATCACGGACTGAATTATTAATCCTTGCGTATAGCGTACCTATTGATGCGATATTAGCCTGCGCTACTTTTGAAATATTGCTTACATCTTCCGTCGCTTTTGCAAACTCTTCTTGCGTTCTAGTGGCGAGTTTTAATTGAGCGTTAAACTTAGTAAAGGCGTCAATAGCTGATATTGACTTCATTACAGCAGAAAGCCCGATAAATCCACCAGCCAAAGACTTAACGTTTAATGCAAGCCCTGATAATGCGGTAGAATTACGGTTAGCAGCACTTTGCAGTCCACCAACGGCTTGCTCGGTTCTTTTGCCCTGCTCTGCTAAGTCTTTTAATGAGCGCTTGCCTTTTTCGACTTGGCTACTATCAACCGCTATGACTAATGGCTCGCTCATGCTTTCCTTTCTTTTCTCATTAACTCTAAAACTTCACTTTCCATCACCTGTAAATCGCTAAACACTTCGTCACGATTTGATAATGGGATTTTTAAGCGTTGCCATATTTCACGTAAAGCGCAATAGTCAAGTCCTGTAGCGCCACTCATACCGATTCGCCATTGTGTTGACATCGCTGAAAACACAATAAAAGACTGATAGCTTTCCTCCCAAATAGTCGGGATGTCGTTTGCGAAGTCTTCTGGCGCTAATCCGTACTTTTCTAAATAGCCCTTGTCTAGATTCGTTGGGAAATACAACTCTTTAGCAAGGGCTTTTAGTTTTTTAATCGACCTTCTAAAATTGCTATGCGATACGCATCGTTAATTTCATTTGTTGCGTTAGGGAACTGGTCAACAAGAATTGCCACGTTTTCTGCGTTAAATGGCTCTTCTAAATCCCACCCTTTAGCGATACTTAGCAAAAACTCAACCGTTTTAGCGTCTGTATCTGTAATGATGTCAACGTATGTATCTGTTTTTTTGCTTGACTTTTCGCTGCTCTGAATTGAATCAATCAACTCACCATACTGTTTGCGAGTTCTGTATTTAAACTCTATTTCGATTGTGTCTTTAGTGCCATATAGATTTGTAATCTCAACGACCTTTTTAAAACTTTCTGGTGCTTTACCTAATGCTAACTTTGCCATTTTTTATCCTTATGTAATTAAAAGAACCGCCACTAGCTAAATGGCGGCTTCAAGCACTATTGCTAAACTGCGTAACGAGTCACAGTGTTTTGAATTGATAGACGCGCTGTTACTGTCACCAATTGGTCTGCTGTGATTTGTGGGTTTTGGTTTACGAAAGGCTTAACGGCTGAAGCTGTTACCGCGCCGCTTGGGAATATAACGCGGAAGCCAACTTGCGCCGCTGTATCAGATGCCGCTTTCATTGCAAGGTATCCTGCCAATGAAATATCATCAGCCATGCTGAACTCATAAGCCGCCGCAGACACGCCAGAGATAAACTCTGTTTCTGCTAAGTTTTCAAGATACTTGAATGTTTGAGTTTGTGGCTCGCCGCCTGATGTAGAGAAATCTAGGATTTGCAATACTGGAGTCCATGTAGTAATTGCGCGAATAGAGCCAACGCCTGAGCCTGCTGGGAAGTCTGTAATAGATGTCGTGTTTAATCCCTCAAGCGTTACCGTTGTGCCTGTTTGTGCTGAAATACGGAATACGCGATTAGTGGCTTTTGACCAGCCGCATGTATATTCAACATAACTACCTACAGTTAATGAGTTTGTTACTGTCAATACGCAAGGGTTCGCGTTCGTTGCTAATGTTACTGATAATGCCGTACCCATCACGCTTGCAATTGCAACGCTAGAGCCGTTTGGAATTTGTTGTCCCATGATTATTTCCTTTAGTTAAAATGCCGTTTGATGGGCGAAAAAAAACACCAGTTAAGGTGCTGAAAACGCCCTTTCGGGCAAACAAGGCAATATGCCTAGTTATTCGGTTAAACTTCTAATACGATTGAATCTAAATCTAGTGTGTAAAGTGTTGTATTTACATCATCAGCCGCGCCGACATTGTTAGTTCTTGTGCTGCATTGCGCAGTAAAATAATAAAGCGTTCCGTCAGTCGCATTAACTCTGAATGTGTAGCTATCCATTGAGTCTTTTAATGTTTTTAATATCGTTTGCCCCGCATCGTTAAACTTATAAACCTCAATTGGCAAACTTAACGAGGCGCGACCTACTTTTTTACTGTGTCTAACTTCGCCAATTACATTCCAGTCGATAACTTCGTAAACTTCGCCAATATCAGCCAAAGCCCTCATGCCTCGAATCTGCGTATAAGTTAATGCGCTATACTCTGCTGAATCGTAAGTCGCTGGCAATGATGCGCTAACATGAAAGGTCGTGCCAACGTTTGGAAGTGGCACACTCATACAACCACCCGATAAGTACAACTAACAGGTAAAACGTAAGCGTTATCCTCAATGATGCCTTGCGCTTCACTCATTGGCGAAGTCAAATAAACGCGCGTAGAACCTTCAATAAAGCTAGGCGCATATAAAGCATCCAATGCGCTTGCAATCGTGCTTGCTGCCTTAGTTCCTGCGCTTAATGGCAACACGATTGATATTTGAAATACTCCCTCATAATCTCTATCAGTTTTTGCTAGATAGTTTGATTCGGTTCTAGCTGGAATAAGATACGCTCTTAAATATCTATTATTCAATGGTGGTGAAAATGTCCTATTTTCATAAGCTATTGGCAATGGAGGAACTTGCAAAGCCGCCCATGCTGTTAGTCTTGACTCGAAGGCTTCGCGTATGACGACATTACTCATATTCTAGCCTTTCTTAATTTTATTCTAGTTTCAATCAATGTCAGTCTTACCATGCCTACAGGCGCTTGGTCTGAATAACCATTTTCTAGCCTTTGTGCGTAGGGCAAGCTATTGCTAATGTAAGTAATCCGCTTAGTGCTTAAGCCATTTATTTTTATAGCAGCCCTAGAAATAGAAGCATTGCCAGGCTTATCTTCTGGACTTTCTGTATCGCCATTAATCGAACCTATGCCTATTTGCCAATTACCACGAAAGCGCCCTGTGTCAACTGGTGACTTTTGCACTAATGAGCTAAACACATCAAGAATGACTTTTTTAACAACTAAATCTGCTTTATCGCCTGTCTTTTCAGTAAGGCGTTTTAAACTTAGCGAGAATGACATTTAATTATCCTTTGTCATTGTATGTAATAATATTCATATTAAAATCAAAAAAGGCGAAACTTGGAAACATGTAATCTAACTACGAATTTGCAATTCATACAACACATTCACGCCTGCTGGCTCTAAAGCCTTAACGCTTACAATACTGTAAACATTTGCGCCGACTGTTAATCGGTCTGTAGGCGCTGGCACTACGCTAATGTTAATTAATACTTGTTGGTCACTAGACTTAATCAGCCCGTTACTCATTGAAACAACCCCATCCGAATAAGCGAATATCACGCCTTTGTCTGTAGTATCAACCGAAGTCAATAACGCGCCTGTATCAAAATCGTATGTCTCTTTTGTGAGCGTCATATCTTGCCCAAAGTTAGCAAGCAATTTGCGAGCCGTAGCCGCGCTTTTAATATAATTAAAGCTCATGCCCTAATTAAGCCTTTTGACGCGCCTGAAGCGCTTGCTGTAAGTAATGGCGCTAGAATATTATCAATAGCGCGGAATCGAATAACACTAGACGACCCATCCATATATTCGACTTCTAATTGACCGACTTTCTCACGTTTAACGCCTTGAGATACATCGGGCGCTAGATTGCCTTGCGCTGATTTAAAAGCTAACTCGGCTGTTGCATTAATTAATATTTTAGGGATTGTCGTGCTTTCAATGCCATAACCATGAATAACCACGAAGCCGCGAGGCCAGCTTAATGCCTGTGTACTATTAACGCGCACACCTTGAAAAGACAATCCATAAACTTGCTCGATGTAATCAGTAGCGCGTCTTAATGCTTCTTCTTTTTGTGCTGTGGTTAATGTAGCCCACGGCGCACACCCTCTAGCCGCATGATAAGCGTCTGCAAATGCTACGCTTGCATAGCTTTCACTTGTTGCACTTCCCGTGCCTGTTTCGACAATTAATGGCATATTTATTCCAATGGATATTCTGTGTTAATTCCCGATAATGGATAATCAGTGGTTATATTGCTTAGTGGGCTATTTACGCTTACGCCTGTTAATGGGTATTCTGTTGCAACCGATTGCAATGGGTATGTTTTAATCACATTTTCAAGCGGGTATTGCGATATAACCTGCGAGCCTGATATTAACTCGCCTTGCTCATAAGCGTATTGTTCGCCAGCTAAAGCCGTACTTATAGCTAAAGCTAACGCGCCTTGTGTAACTGCGTACTCACTACCTGTTAGCTGTATTGCAATGCTATTTAATGGAGTTACCAACCCTTGCGAAGTCGTTTCGCTATTGCCTGTTATTGCCTTGCTATTTGCAGAATTTAATGAGCTTTGCTGTAGTGTGTTAAATGCACCGATTAAGGCTGCAGATACAGCACTGTTTAAACTGCCTAGCGCATAACCACTAGACGCGCTAGTCAATGACTTAGTTATGCTTGCGCTTAAATTACCAGCGTTTATAGAATAAGCACTACCTGTAAGCTGCACATTAATGCTAGTGCTAGGCGTTACTATGCCTTGCGAATATGTCGTTAAGCTTGTTGTTATCGCTTTAGCGTGGGTTGCAATCAAAACGCCAGCGCTTGTCGTTAAACTTGAGCTTGTTATCGCTTTTGATGTTGCGGCACTTAATGCGCCAATACCGTTAGACTCGGCTAAACCCAACATCGCTTTATTTATTGCGCTAGTTAAATTGCCTTGTGCGCTTGTTTCGTTTTGCCCCGTTATTGCTTTGCTTATCGAGCCTGTTAAGCTTCCAGCAGTTGCTGTGTAGCTTTGACCTGTTAATGCGACATTTACAGGGCTTGAAGCGTTAGGCGTTACACTTCCTTGACTTTCTGTGCAAGAAGTTCCCGCCAACGCGGTAGCGATAGATAATGCTAACGCGCCTTGCGATATAGCGGCAGAGTTCCCAGTTAAAAGCCTAATTGCACTAGCGCCCAAAATTCCTTGAACTGATACCGAGCTTATACCAGTTAGCGGAACTGTGATTGCCCCCGCCGCATCATCAAAGAAAAAATCACCCCAAACAACCGAGCCTGCATCGTTAGTTTTTTGCTTTATTAGTAAGCTACTGCCTCTGCCTCTGCCTCTGCCTCTGCCTAATCCTTGCAGTAAATCAGCATCGCCGCTATTAGCGCCCATACGCTACCCCTGCGTATAAATTACGCTACCTGATAATTGTGTCGTTGTTGTAGTTTGTGGGGTATATAAAATAAACGGTACTGTGTTATCGTACATACGAGGCAAGCCGCCTGTTACGGGGTCAATCACGCCTGAAATACCAGCCGTAGCTAGTTCAACCTGACCAAGCACCCTAAACGCTACCAAATGCACCACACCTGATGTCATTGATACGGTTGATGTGTATGTTTGTACAGAGCGAACACCTACATCGCCCGCTTGCAAGCCAAACACATAAAACGAGCCAGCCGCACTTGTTGCGGAATATGCAGGAATTAAATTGCCAGTTCTGCCAGCAGTACCAGCAGAATTAGTGTAAGAAATTGAAACTACAGAAGCGCCAGCCCCTGTAGCTGTTGAAACTTCTAAACCAATATAAACACCATCGCCGTTAGTTGCGCCGTTTTTATCTCTAGCAGGCCATGTGACCGAGTTAATTGTTTGCGCTGTTGTGGTTGTGACTACAATGCCTGAATTATGCCAAAGTCTGTCACAAAGCATTGCATTGCCCGCTTGTGCGCTAGAAACAAAACTAAGCCTACCCAGATGCGTATTGCCACTTGCGGCTGGAATAGGGATTTGACCAGAATATGTAGTTAAAGCCGCGCCAGCGAGGCCAGGGGTAGGCGCAACAGCCGCGCCAGGGATGCCAGCCAAGTAAAAAGGGCTAAAGTTACGCCCTGCAACTAATGTGCCTGATATGGCCTTAGAATAAAAATTTATAGGACCAAATCCAGCTAGCGCCCCGTCAAGTGTCGTAATTGCCATTACGCTATTCTCAACAAGCCTGTAGTCGCATCATTTGTCGGCATAGTCAAACTAAAGTTTGAAGCCGTCACGTTTTGCGAGCCGAATGTATAGGCCGCGATAGCTCTATCAGCTTGCGTGTCGTTATACAACAATACACAATCAAAAGCGCCGCTTGAAGTTAAAGCAGTCCAACTTAATGATGCACTAGGGGTAGTGAATGCCGTAGTGCCAGATGAGTTAGGCGCAACCCATGTAAAAGTTACCCCGCCAGCTACGTAGTTGCCTGTGGCCGCAAGCTCTCCTGTGGCAGTATATGCAGTCGTTGAGGCGTTAATAGTTGCCGTTGCTAGATATAGCGCCGCTTTGAAAGCGTCTGCTGTGGTAGAACCGCGAGTGACAGTCGTGCCAAAAGCATGAATGCCGTTTAATTGTTCTACTTTAAATGAAGTTGCTACCGCTTGAGTATTTGCCATAATTAATCCTTATAAATCGCCTTGCTTAATATAGAGTTCCGTACCTATAGGCAACAAATACACATCGCTACCTTCTTTTACCATTTCTTCACCTAAGTAATAACGCTCTTTAAATTCAATAGAACCTTGAGAAAATATCCACTCAACTTTACGAGTTAAGTCTTTTACTGGCAGATTTCCTTTTGATGTATAAATTAAATCAATCTCGCCTGCTACCATTTTCTACTCCAAAGTTTTGTTAATAAAAAACCCGCCGAAGCGGGTTAGATTGTGATTGTTATCCCATCAGAACGAACACCGTAAACCTCACCTGTTGACCTATACCCGCCATCAACAAAAGCTCGACCTGCCACTTCCGCTGCAAGATAATTAAATATTGCTTGCACCCCAAGCGTGTCATTTTGATAGTTTCCTGATACCCCTGTTGACCCTGTAATATCCCAATGCCACGGACACCAAACATCCACACCGCCAAGCATCATTGCAAAGACTGTTCTACCAATCCATTTATATCTAAACTCTGGAGGCTCTGCATACCAAGCCTCAATATCAGGATTTGTTGCACCCGCTTCTAATCCCCATTCCGTAATCCATAAAGGTAACTTAACATTATTTGTGTACATATATTGCTGAATGTCTAAAATACCGTTACCGCCGTACAAAACATCACCGTTATATCGCCTATATGTAGCGAGTGGCGGTGTGCGCCCATAAGGATGCCAAGAGAATCTCTGCGAAAGTTGAAAACCTGTTCTTGCAGAACTCCCTGTGGTCGTTAAAAATGTTTTGCCAGGTCCAGTACCGCTAAAGCCAGGGCTACTAAATATAATAGTGTTATCTAAGCTTTGAATAACATCATACTGAGTACCGCACATATCAACCATTTGAACGGCTGTTCCCCAAAAGAACACAGTAGCATTATTTGCATTTTGAAAGCTTGGCTCATTCCACGGTTCCCAAGACTGTATTCCTTTACCAAGTGTTGCAAAGTTTGCATCATACCAAGCCCCGCCTGGTTTATTATAGCGATTCACAATCATGGTTGTGTAATTTGCTAAAGCTGTTAATGACGTA